GCTAGGCTATCGAAATATGCCAGTGACCCTTACCGTTATTATGATGATCGTCTTCGTTGGAACCATGATCGTGTTACATCTAAAGTAAATTCACAAAACACAATTTAAAATGGGAAACATATTTCAAACGGTGCAGCTTAAATCCCCTAAGCGGTCCAAATTCAACCTGTCGCATGGGCGCATGTTGTCTTGTGATATGGGGCAGCTCGTGCCTATTCTTGTTCAGGAGATCTTACCAGGTGATTCCTTTCGTGTTCGAACTGAACACGCTGTCCGGTTTGCTCCTATGCTTGCGCCTGCTATGGCGCGTGTTAATGTTAAGATAGAAAATTTCTTTGTCCCCAATCGTCTTGTATGGACTGATGGTGAATGGGAGAAATTTATCACCGGCGGTCGTCTCGGTACTGATGCGCCTGCACCCCCTACGTTGCAAATGTCTGTTACGGCTGATAATCTGGGTCTTTATGATGTTGGTCGTCTCTGGGACCATATGGGTCTCCCTACTAACCCTATTGGTAGTGGTGTATCTAATCCTCAGCTTATATCGGCTATTCCGTTTCGAGCTTATCAGTTGATCTACAATGAATATTACCGCGATCAGAATCTTTCTGATCCTGTATTGTTTGCTACAACTGGAGGCACTGTTACAGATCAGGACGAACTTGCTCGGTTGCTTACTCTTCGTACGCGTTCGTGGGAGAAGGATTATTTTACCTCTGCGTTGCCTTTCGCGCAACGTGGTCCCGCTGTGTTAATGCCTATCGAAGGTGTCGGTGATGTTACCTATCTTAATACATCCAAGGTGCTTACCTCTGATGGTGTAGACGCTGCTGTTAATACGCTTGTCGGTACCGGCTCTTCTGTAGCTGGTGATATGGCTGTCGAAAGAACCGGAACCTCTGGTTTCGCTACTTCAGGCCGCATTGAAAATATAGATGAAGTAACTTTTGATAATACCTCAATTACAATCAATGATCTCAGACGTTCGGTTAAGCTACAGGAATGGCTTGAAAAAAATGCTGTCGGCGGTGCTCGTTATACTGAGCAACTCAGAGCCCACTTCGATGTTGTGTCAGATGATGCCCGTCTCCAAAGACCTGAATATCTCGGAGGCGGAACGACTCCTGTGGTTATCAGTGAAGTCTTGTCAACGTTTCAGGCTCCGGATGGTGAAGGCAATCCTCAGGCCAATATGGCAGGACATGGCGTCTCCGTTGGTGGTAAAAACGGATTTACTCGGAGCTTTAAAGAGCACGGCTACGTTATTACTCTTATGTCTATTTTACCCCGCACTTCGTATCAGCAGGGCATACCTAGACATATGCTGCGTTTCGATAAGTTCGATTATGCTTTCCCAGAGTTCGCCCACATTGGCGAGCAAGAAATCAAAAATGGAGAACTGTATTATGATTTTAACGGTTCTGGTCAGGACGATACTTGGGGCTATCAAGCCCGTTACGCTGAATATAAGTATACCCCCTCAACAACGCACGGAACACTCAAAACGAGCCTATCCTTCTGGACAATGACTCGTATTTTCACCGGGTTACCTCCGTTAAACGCAGCGTTCGTTCAAGCAGATCCAACTAAACGCATATTTGCTGTTGATGCTGAAGATCCTGATGTTGAACACCTGTACGTGCAAGTCTATCACAAAATCGACGCAATCAGGCCACTCCCCTACTATGGAACACCTGAACTATAAACAGTTTCGCCTTTTGGTCTTCGAGGAAGACCAAAAGGATGTTAATCAGCTCAGCTTATTCGCCACAACGCCTGAGCTAGTAGACGAAGTGGCAAAACTCTCAACTCTTAAACAGCGAATCAATGTCAAAGCTAGTAGCTCAACGCCATTGGAAATTCAATCCGGAGATCCACTGCGAGAAAATCAAGGATAAAGTATCCAAGACTCAGCCCGATGAGTCTTACACAGTCAAGGAGCTGATGCAACGCTACCTTACAGGTGTACCTACCCCGGCTGTCGTGCACCAGCCACAATGGGATCCAAAAGTAACTTTTGACTCCCTCGATCTCGAGGAAATATCCAGGATGGATATGTCAGATCGTTCAGAACTCGCGGATATGTTACGCGAGAAAAACCGCCTTGTCGCTGAAGAATTCATGCGCAAGCGGTCTGCGGCCAAGGCGGAAGCCGAGTCGAAAAAGGAAGCGGAAAGAAGGAAGGAGGACGCCAGAATTAGGACGACGCGCCAATATGAGACTGACGTCCCAGACTCGGATTCAGACTTGGACCCTGCCCCGCCGGCAAAGAGGCGCCTACAAACTCGGAGGGACGCCTCGTCCCCCGAATAGCACTACTCTTACTTGATATATTAGTGCTAACTGACACCTTTCTATCACTCAGATAGTTAGGTGTCTTTTTGACAAAGTCAAATCTAATCTCTAAATTGTTCAGAAATGCAACCAATTGAACTACAAAACATGTCTCCGGTGGTCGCTGACCCTGGAGGCTCGTCTGGGGGCTCAGGAACCCCCCTAGGAGGCATCCTCGGTGCTCTGGCTATGGCTTACGGTGTTTACCAGGGATCTCGTAACCAGGACAAACAGAACCGTGCTAATCGTGAACTGGCCCAGTACCAGTATGATCGGGAACTCGATATGTGGAACCGCATGAATGAGTACAACTCCCCGCTGTCCCAGATGGGACGCTACCAGGCCGCCGGCCTGAACCCTAATCTGATCTATGGCTCCGGCTCTGCCTCTGCGGGCAATGCTACCCAGCTGCCGAAATACCAGGCTCCCCAGCTGTCGTATAACTTCAATCCGGCAGAACAGATCATGAACTCAATCTCTCAGTACCAGGACTTTCAGGTCCGCCAAGCCCAAATCGACAATGTCAAAGCTCAGACAGAAAACACACGTGCAAGAACGGTTAGCGAAGGCTATGTTCCGGAACTTAAAAAGCTCGGAATTGATACTGGAAAGTTTGATCTGGGGAGACGTGCCCAACTCGCTCCTTATCAACTTGAGTCTCAGAAATCAGCCACTAAGAGTGCAAAGTACCAGGTGTATCAGGGACTTATTAAAACTCGCACTATGGGACTCCAGGAACAAGAGGCGTATCTGCGCAACTCGTATCTGGCTAACAAGGTGGATCAACAACAGATTGATAAAGAGCTCAAAGAAGCTCGTTTGTTATTCGAGAAGTACCGCAATGACTGGACGAAGATGGGCATTACTTCGTCGGATAATATCTTTCTTCGAATGCTAGTCCGGATGGGTAACGAAGCTGGTTTTAGTAGCTTCGAATCTCTCAATCCGTTCAAATAGTTTTCAACCTGTGCCGGTATTACCAGGTTGAAAACCAGGTAATACCGGATCAGGTTGATTACGGTTCAAACTCTAAACTTAATTTTTATGATAAATGACTTGCAGATCTCCTCCGTTCAACACATGGTCTTTGGTTACGGTGACACTATGTTACTGATACCCTATCAGTGTTTAATTTTAGCTCGACTTAAGCGTCGTGGCTATTCAGTTTATTATTTGTTTAACAACTAAATCTTTAGTTATGTATGGAAGAAGAAGAAAATCCGGCCATGGCCGTTCTCGTAGACGTGGTGGTCGCCGTGGTGGTCGCGGTAAGCGTGTACGCTCTTATGGAGTCTCTCGTGGCGGTATCAGGCTGTAAGCTATGCCATGTATTAGCCCCCTTTTAATCAATCCACGAACTACCCGGGACGTTGTCCCGTGTGGCAAGTGTAATTATTGTCTTCAGTCCAAACGTGCGGACTGGACTTTTCGGTTATTGCAGGAGGTTAAACAGTGTACGAGTGCTCACTTTCTCACGCTCACTTATGCTGATGAATATACACCCGTTAGCGAGCATGGTGAGTATGAGTTATCTAAAAGGGATATGCAATTATTTATGAAACGTCTTAGGAAGGAAAACACCCAGCCTTTGCGTTACTACAGTGTTGGCGAATACGGTACACAAACCGATCGTCCGCACTATCATTCTATTATGTTCAACCTTGATCAATCTACCCTGGGTAATCTTCAGGCTATATGGCAAAAAGGTATGGTACATCGTGGTGATGTTAATATTGCCTCTATCCATTACGTTACAAAGTACGTGATTAATCGTCACTGTGACTATACAGGTCGCGAACCTCCGTTCGCATTAATGTCTCGGCGTCCGGGTATCGGCGCCAGGTATCTAGTTACACACACTAAATGGCACCAACAAAATGAAGCAAACTACACTCAGGTTAACGGCATTCTCGGCCGCCTACCCCGCTACTACAAAGACAAGCTCTTTACTGCTGTTGAGCGTGAACGTATGGCTGCTGATGCTATTACTATTAGTGATCGTAATTATCGTGAGGAAATTGCTAGGCTATCGAAATATGCCAGTGACCCTTACCGTTATTATGATGATCGTCTTCGTTGGAACCATGATCGTGTTACATCTAAAGTAAATTCACAAAACACAATTTAAAATGGGAAACATA